TGTGAAGAGTTAATCCAGCGTTTGAATTTCCTGATAAGTTGGATGATTTCATAGCCGGAGTTATTCGTATATCGGTATTATCATTACTAACAATAGTAAATACACCAGCAGTATCGGCACTATTACTAAGTTGAGATGCTGAATCTGTAAACTTAATTTGAGAACCTACTAACATATTTGTTGGGTATCGTAATTTGTTACTTGAAAATAATGCATGTGGGCTGACTGATGTAAAAGTAATTTTTGTAAAATCTGCATTTGCATCGGTTACTGTAGTAATGTTAGCATCTGTACTTGCATTAATTGTTATTCCTGTTTCAGAAGCAAATGACACTTCTGCTAAGTCGCCCTTGTAAACTGTCGATGGCATGTTTTTTCACCTATGGTATTAATTCCGCAAGTATTACTACTTCTACTTGGAAGGTCATACGAAACAAAATTTTGCTTCGGTCACTTAAATCTGTCCGAGTTTTGAAAACTAATCGGTCAAAATTTGTGCCGTCGCCTTTTCGCTTCGTATGTATCAACCTCCGTACTTCATTCTCAAGAGCCTGTAAATGCTTTCGCCCCTTTGTAGTACGGACATCTACTGTGATATTTATGCGTGTCGTAACGAAATCGTAGAAGAGTTCGGGTGCTTCTTCGTTATGTGCTGTTTCATAACACAGAACATAATCGTGTTTTTGCAAGTCAAGACGCTTACCGTGTTCTGCGGTAATGTCTGCAATATCTATTACTACAGGACGGTAATTACTTGTGTTACCTCTATTCCAATCAGTTTTGAATAAAGAGATAATAGCATCAAGCCCTTCAGTCCATGTTGCTACCATGTTTAACCCTCCTTTTCAATTAATTTCTTAAAATCAATTGGAACAAATAATCCATTCTGATATTTCATATTGTATTTATCAAGGTGAGGATTAGACCTTAGCATGGCCCTATCAGTTGCTTTGTTAATTGTATTCATTTGAGATTCTGTAGCAGGTTCACCTGTAGCCACGCTTATAGGGTAACCATCTTGTATTTTGAATCCTAAATTCATTGCTTCAATAACCATCATTCGCTCACGATATTCTGCTGGTATAGTAGTAAATTGTTGATAAAATTGCTGTTGCATATCTTTATCTTTTTTGAATAATTCTTCTTGGATTCTAATGTGTACTTCCTCACCCTGCTTTTTGAAGTCACGCTTATCCATTATTCAAACACCACCAATTCAACATACTTTGGCAGTGTTCTATCTATTTCAGCCTGATATAATTGCACCTTGCTTGCAAGGTCAATATTCTGTGTACCTTCAGGGATTAGTACACTTCTATCATCTGACATTAGTAATTCGATTGCAACCATCTTAGTGCATATATCTTCAATTGCTTTCTCAATATATCTTTCACCGTAAATGTATGCTACCTTGATTGCATTCCACTCAAAGAACGGATATGAGTTGTTAAAGTAAACAATACCCATTTCATGGTCAAGCCACCAATCACGAAGTCTTGCATTGTCACCACTTGCAGAACCACCCTGTAAATCTACTAAGAAAGTAGTTTGAGTTATAGTTCCTGTAATATCACCTAAACTACCTGTTACTGCAACACACCCCGTAAACGATGTAGCAGTTTTACCTGTGTAACGGAAAACATCACCGCTTGTATCTATAGCCACACCAGCATTTACAAACCCTGTTGTAGATGCTACATTGATGGTTGTAGAATCAAGACTTGTGAATGTGGTGCTATTATTTTGTCCTTGGTCTATAGAAATATCAGAAGATGTGGTTACAATACTACATACTTCACCGGCTTTTACTGCTCTCATAGATGTCAGTTTTACAACACCTGTGCCATAGTCTGCGTTTGCTGATGCTAAAAACTCATGATTCACTCCTACATTAGAAGTTGAGCCTTCTAATGTAAATGCAGGTGCAAACTCGGCTGCTGTTTTTCCTACTCTGTCCTCTTTGTTGATTAGGTCTGCAAGGTTTTGAGCGACAGTTGTTGCATCAAAATCATCTCTCCATTGATTAGTTCCTGTACCTTGTGCTAATGTAGCAACTGTGCCGTTACCGGGTGACAAATATATTGCTGAAGAGCCTAAGTTAGATACATCATTAAACTTGACTCTGACTTCAGCACCACATATCTCACGATAATCGTCACCCTGCCATAGTTCAATGCGAAGCATCTGTTGCACATTACGGAATAAAAGAGGCGCAGTTCCTACATAATCAGTATAGTATCGTCTTCTGTATGGTTTGTATGTATCGAAGTTAATGTATTCAGCACTTACAAGATAAGGTCGCCAAGCATTGCGTGTCATGTTGTCTATGCGGTCTTGCATTTTTAGAATTACATGGTCTACCTTGGCTTTTGTTAATCCACGAACTCTACCATTGGTAAACGATGCTTTGTTTTGTACATACCCGTTGTCAGCCACTTGATAGTCCGATGCCGTTAGTGTTGCCCCGCTAAAGGTGATTTTGACATTTCCGGCCTTGCTACTTGTACCTTTACCGATAGCAGTGATAGTCAACTCTTCTTCACCGAGTGGGTCAGCATCGCTGTACACACGAATTTTGTCGCCTTCGCTAAAGCCTACTTGACGATACTCGTTGCCTGTGATATACACTGCGTCCGTATCAGCGTCAGCACTCATTAGTATAGCGTCTTGTGCGCTAATCTCAAGAAGGTCTGCTACTTTTTGGGCTGTAGTGTACGCTACTTCATCAGGGTAAAGTGGCCTTGTTTCAGGCTCACCGGGGCTGAATACCATTGGCACACTTTATTCCCCCTCACTGTGACTTCAACAAACTCCAAGCATCTGTAAATGCTACTCTTCTTGAACTTTTGAAATAATCAGGATGGTCGGGGTCCATTGGCATATGTTGCCTTTTAGGTGCCTCTTCTTCAGCCTCATCTTCTTCTTGAGGTTTTAGACCCTGACGAAGATTCCCTTGCTCATCGAATACATCAGGAGTTTTAGGCGGTGTATTAAATGTATTACCCGGACTTGTTACAATAGGTGGTTCAGTTTCAAAACGGAAACTTCCATCCGGGTTTCTAAACTCATCATCAATTGATGACATTTCACCTTCTACATCAGGTGTAGATAAATTTGACATCAATTCTTGACCTTCAAACGGTACTTTTTCACCCATGAACTTTAATCCGTATTTTTCAGGATTCATTACTGCTTCTCGCATAAGTGCATCTCTTGCTTGCTCAAACTGCTCTCCTGAAGCATCACCACCAGCCCCTCTCAAATGCTCGGCTGCTTTTTGATTAGCCCACTGTTGCAATCGCTTTTCTTCACCCTGCTCAGTTAAAATCTTCTGTCTATGTGGACGCATTGCTTTAATCAGTATTTTATTCATAGACTTCACATCCTTTTCTTTTCATCTCTGTGTCCTAAGTTGTATTCCATAGGTTTGTCACACGCACCACAGGTTTCTCTCCATAAGAAATGTAAGAAACCACAGTGTGTGCATCTTGTACCTGCACCGATGTTTAGTACATCCCCTATATCACGATTGCGTTGGCGTTGTTGTTGTGTTACACCGGCTAATGGTTTATCAGAATTGGTAACTGCACTACTATTGTAACTCAAGTCAGACTTAGTGCCCTGCTTAGAGGCTCGCATTATGTCTGATAAGTCAATACTTCTAACATCGAATCCCACACCACTCACCTCAGGAGAGTTGGTATAAGACTACAATAAATGTGTTACCGAGAACTGTGATACATTCAGTACCTAAGATAGCGTTAGTCGCACTTGCACCCGTTACTGCTTGAATAGCAGTATTGATTGTTGTTTGCAAAGCGGAAGCGTCACTAAACTCCTTTGGAGATAGTGGACCTACTACCTTAGAGGCTACTTTACTTAGACTTGCCATTGGTTGTCACCTCAAGAGCGACGACCAATTGCTACAAAGGTGCAAGCCGCACCTACATTGAGTGTAGTACCATTAATACCGGTTGTAGTTGCTGTTGCAGCACCACCGATAGGGTTAGCAATAGCACCATCAATAGAAGCCAAAAGGCTACTCAAATCAATGGCTTCTGCACCATCGGTACTGCCTGTTATAATCATTCTGTCACCGAAATATGTCGGTCTGTTGTCAATTGTTACTGCCATATTATTCTACTCCTTCTATTGTAGGGTTTAAGTGCCCTTCTACGAATTCAAGTGCCCTTGTTTTAGTGACATATCCACTCCCTATATCTACATTGTTGTCTGCGAGCCATCTTAAAATATCTCTTCGACTCCAACCGGGGTCAGGAATACCATCGTCATCTTCATCAAGGGAATCACCCCCCTCATCACGCTCTATTAAAAATCGTGATGAGGGTAGGGTGTGTTGCCACTCGTTTAACCAATCTTGGGTAACTTCTACTATTTCGCCTCTTAACCAAGGTCCAATAGTGTCTGCTCTGCGCCTTTCATAAAAAGGCCCAAGATAGGTTACTGTAGGCACTTAATCACCTTCAGTTAAGCAAGACGCATGTTACAGTTCCAGCACCAGCCGCTTCTCCGTGAAGAACGATTGATGGGTCTGAGCCGCCTGTCTTAGCAGCAGGTATAAGTCCTGTGTTAGTAAAGGTAGCAGATAGAGTCTTGTCGGCTACTGCAAAGGTAGTACCAAGTACACCAATAATCTTTGAAGCACCTGCACTTAGAACCAATACTTGTTCAGCCGCATCAGCCAATGTAAATGCAATTTGTACTAATCTCATTGAGCCTACTGCATTTCCATCAGTGTTTGCTGCGTTGAATCCAGTAAGTGTACCCGGATAAGAGCCACCTGCGTTTCCATCAAGCCAACCTGTTTCGTCTACAGGAGTACCTGTTCGCAAGTCAAGGTCTAAAAGAACCGAAACTGTCCCTGAGGTAAAATCTCCATCATCGAAAGATATTGTTAATCCTTTTTGTGTTTTTGTTTCTGTTGTCATAATTTTTCATCTCCTTATTTAATCTCCAAACAGCCTCACTTTAGGTCACGGATAGAGCCGTGTCCTCCGAAGAAAGTAGTCCATAACTCTCCCATAGTGCGGTACATTCCTTCTTGTCCAAGGCGGTTGATAGCGAATGGGTCGCCAGTTTCAATACCGGACTCAAAGTACTGTGTTGGAATTGCTGTACTAAAGTATAGGTAATCAGTATCAAGGAAGTACATTCTGCTGATTGTATCAGCCTGTACATCTTTGGAAGGGATAATTGGTACACCGTTGTAGGTTGCTACGATAAATCCTGCTTCAACACCGGGTACACCTTTAACACCGTTGTAGGTAGGTGTGACTCTCTTTTCTTCCATAAACCTCTGCTGAGATTGTAGAAGTTGTTGTAGCCTCATCAAAGTATCATATCCAGTTAGGATAACCTTTGGATTACCACCACGAGTCCAACACTTTTGGAAAAGGTCGTCAAGGTGGTCTAGTGATAGAACACGGTCAGTACCACTGTTCTCATTGTGTTCTGCTAATGACCAAGAAGAAGCACTTCGGTCAATGGAGTAAATGTCTTCAGCAGAGCCAGCAGAAGCACCTGTGGTGATTCTGTCAAGTGACTCAAAGTCATTTCCAGCAACAGTTGCTTTGTCAGTAGTTAGCATCTTGTTAATGTGTTCAGCGTGGTGCTTACCCATTTCTTCTTTCATGATAGCACGAATGTCACCAAGTCCGTCATCCTTGTCAGCAAGGAACATTGCAGTTTCAGACATATCGAATGTGTGGACGATTGTCTTTGGTTTTGCTGCAATGTGTTCAAAAGTAGGCTTGGTTGTGTCCGGTAGAGTAGCGTTTTCTGCTACACCGCCACCAACGGTAAACGATGGGCGGCCTGTGATAACTCTCCAACCACTGCGTTCCCAAGGTCGCTTTGGTAGAATAGAGAATGCGTTAAACTCTTGGTTTAACTGTGACCATACTTTGCGACCATAAATCGCTTGGTATGTTCCCGCAGTTGTACTCAGCATTGGCGCATCTGCCTTGAGCAATTCACTACCTGAGTAGGAATAGCCCATAGCATTGCCAGCACCGTAGTAGTAGCGTTCCATGTCGTGAATGTTCCTGATATAATCTCTTGCCATATTTTCATCTCCTTATTCTATTTATTCTCCCCTCATAGTTCTTGAAGCAAGGGCGTGGACTTCATCCCAACCCATGTTTGCCAAATCCTGTGTGGAAGGTACTTCGATGTTAGATGCAGCAGACTTCTGTATTGCTACTCCGCCGCTACCGATGTTGTCTATTCGCTCGTTAAGAGTTTCAAGAGTTTTCATAATTTGTCCAAGTGGCTCTCGTGCATCGAATGCCGCTTTTTCTTGCTCTGCCTTTGCAATTTCAACTTCTTGGTTGAATCTGTTTGCAAAGTGTCCCTCAAGGTCATTGCGGAAGTGTTGCTCTGTTGCTGCTGCCTTGTAGACTTCGTATGCAGCCTCAATGTCAGAGTCAGAAACATTTCCATGGTTTAGGTAACCCTTAGATAATTTAGCAGGGCCAAGCGCACCGGATGGTGTCTTACCGCCGCTTGCTGTGATTGCGTTGATTGCACCGGTTGAAGGTGAACCACCTTCCTGTCCACGGCCACGGACTTGACCACCAAAGTAGTCAGCACCGTCTACTGCGTCAGGATTGTCAAAGCCACCAAGTTGTGCCTTTTCCAAGTTGTCAAAGTGTAGTCTTGCTGCATCTGTATCAACACCAGCAGACTTCAGTGTTCCTTCCATCCAACTTAGGTATTCAGAAGTAATTACATCGCTGTATTCATCGCCTTTCATATACATCTTGTCATCATCCTCTTTTTCTTCATCTTTATTTTCTTCTTTAGGCTTGTCATCGTCACCTTTGGACTCTTTCTTGTCCTCCATGTGTTCCTTGAGTCCGGGTGGCATTTCACCCTTTTCCAATTCGTCAAGCCTCTTTTCAAGCCTATTCATTATATCTGCCATGTCTGTTTCTGTCATGTTTCTATCCTCCTTTAAAATTCTAAATTGTGCTTCAGGATTAATTCCTTTTTCACAAATTGTAATCTCATGTAACTCCATTTTTGAAATCTCTTGGTAGTCACCTTTTTCCATATCTGACCTTCGCACTCTTTTGAATGCTTGACCTCCAATGGAAAATCCACGAAGATTACCTTTGCGGATTTCGGCGGCTACTTCACGAGCCTTCTCTATATCATTACGGAGTTTAACTACAACAAACATTCCTGTGTCGTCTACTTCAGACTTCCACATTCTACCATTGTTGTCTACATAGGAGTCAATTACTTCTCCTACTTGTATATTGGAATGTGCTAATTGTACATTTCGGAATCTGTCGCTCTTCATAAAGTTGCCAAAAGCACTGTTTAGTGCCCCTTGTGTAATCAAGTCACCTTGCTTGTCTACTAACTCTACAGAAGCATATCCAGCAACTACTAAATCGGAACCACTCTTTAGAAGAGCAATGCCATCAGTGGGTCGCTGAATCGCCAACATTGCCTCAAGAAGTACCTGTAATGGTATTTATACCTAACTTTAAGTTTGGGACACTATTGGCTGGTCATTGTCATAGTCTATAGAAAGATTTTCATTTTCATCCGTACTGACTTGAATATGATTCAGTCGCTCTTTTTTAGGCACTTTCTTTTCATCATTATTTTTCTTTTCACCATCGAAATCAGGTAGAGTAGATTCGTTTCTTAGTTGGGTGGGGCCACGAGGTGATTCTTGGGGCGTACCGACACCAATTCCAAGTCCTTTTGGCCCTGTCCAAGTCATTTTTTCTTTCGCAATTGCATCCAAAGCACGAACTATTATTTCCAAAGCCTTCTTCTTATTTTCGGGTTTGATAATCACATCTTCATCGTCAGCATCTATAATACCAACGCTTTGCTCTTCTACTTTCTCATCGGTTGGCTTCTTTGGCATTTCTAATTTATCTTCCTTTCTTAGATTACCTGTAATCATCAAAGGTGCTACAGGCGACCAAAACGGTAGCAAACTTTCTGCTAACACTACAGGATAATCTGTTTTCTTTAGTGAACCAATAGCACTTGTAGGAGAATGAATATACCATGCTTCATTTAATTGCTCATAAGAATAATTTACCACATCAATATCTTTTATGATGATTTGAATATGGTTATCATCAACTTCTATATCGTGAGGAATAAGAATCGGTGCAAAAGATTTAGTGAGTAAATCAAGAGATTCTACACTTGCAGCCCCTTCTCCTTCACCCTCACTTTCTATTTCTTTGAATTGTACATTGTAAACTGCTCGCTCTTTTCTATTCTTCTTAGTAACACCTGTAATTGATGCTCTAACTATGTCACCAATCTTGAATATCTTTTGTTGGTTATGAGCAGTACCTACATCCATGTAGTAATTACCATCATGCTCAATTGCTCTATTACCTAACTCTTCACCATGATTGATAGGACCAGCACCAAGTTGGTAGGTGTACGGCCCCTTACCCCTTCTATCAAGAATAATGAAATTATAATCTCTACTACTGCGATATAATATCCACTTAGGGTGTCGCCTTTCACCTTTCATGTAAGTAGACTTGTTATCTCTAAGTAATATGTTATCATGCTCTTCTTTCAAATTATTTACTGAATCCTCAAGCCCTTCATCATCTGTCATTCTTGTATCGTGAGGGCCGGGTACAATGACATTTTCGTGACTTTCAAATTGAGAGCGTAGTATCTTCAATCTTTCATACAATTGCATGTCAGATACATTGTTATCATCATAGTTCAATATGTCAATGATGTTCAATTCTTCTTCACCAAGAATACCATCTATGGTGAAATTATTATCGTTAATCTTACCTAACGCTTCTTTTGTGCCTTTACGAAGTCCCTTCTTTTTACCACTTTCATTGTATGCAGTAACTTCGTCATCGTTTTTCACAATAATAACTCTTTGACCATCATACCATTTACTTACAACCCAAGAGCCGCTAAACCCTTTCAAGTGTTCAAGGTCTTTCATGTCGAATATACGGTGCATCGGTCTTACTGCTGGTGACCAAGCGGCCTCATCACTCTTAGTAAGTAGTATATCAGGGTCAAGTAGCGAAGTAATAATTTCAGTCATTTCACTCATAGCGATACGAGTAGGCACATCACTTGGAGTTTCAAATGTATCATAATTCATACTTAAGAACGGAGGTTGTGTGTATTGCGGAGGTGGTGCATTTTCCCAAATTTGATTCCAATTACCTTTACCATGTGCTACATCAAGTAACTCTTCAGGTACACCATAGAATAAACCGGGGCCGGGATTAGTACCAGCCACGATATTACCTTGTGAATCGAAATCACAACCAACATTAGGATTACATTCATGCCCTCCATGCCAAGCACCACTGTCAAAGGTGTCCATAATAGAATGATTGTTAGGACTTGGTGCGCCTACTGCACCCATTTTCAAACCTGCCGACTCAACTAATTCATTAGGTGGAGTGAAAAGCCCAAACTCATCTTCTTCAGCAGTTGGGTTATAATGTACTACAGTATCAAGATAGTTTCTTGTTTGCCTTGAAACTTTATCTTTACCTTTTCTTTGTAAGCCTTGCATGTTATGTACATCACCTGTAAGCATCCCAATACCTGCGGCTTGCATACTAAAATCGAATTGTTGAGGATTTAACATTCCCATCATTCTGCGTGGTACAGCGTGTGCAAAGTGTCCTTTCCAATCACTTTCTTTGAATGTTGTTTGAGAATCCATCAATGCTGTATGATAATCTGAATTGTGAAGTTTATGAAAGAATAACTCTTCGTCAGATACTTCACCTTCATCTTTATTTGCTAACTCTTCATTATGGTGTAAATCTTCTATATTCACACCACGAATATCTTTTATGTTACCATGAGTGATTATGTCTTTTATTGTCGCTACAGCCAAAGGAGTATTCAAATCACTACTTTTTTGTCGTAAATTAGCAATCATTTGTTTAGCCATAGGTGACCTTTCATTAATGTTTAGAGCATCAAATATTTCTTTGTCACTCATGTTAGGGTCTATCATTGTACCATGAGTTTTCAAGTGTTTAGCCATATCTAAATGGAACTTGTCTTGTTTTGGATTTGCTTTTAGTTCCTTAGATATACCGTAACCCAAAGCCTGTAGGCCGTGTACATCATGTGGTACAGTCATAATGTATCTTTGAGCATCACGGAATGCTCTCATAGTGTTGTCAATATATTGTTGGGGATTAGAAGTATCAAACGCATCAGGTCTTGCCTCTATCATGGCTGGAATGATTTTATCTCTTGCTACTTCGGCCACTAAGTTTCTATGCGACTTGGCTAAATCGTGAAGAGTATTTGCTTCTATTTTCCAAAAATTATTTGCTTTTGAACCCAATACCTTTTGCATACTTTTTCTCTGCAATTCGGCTAACTCTCTTTCAGTTTCACTTATTCTGATTGCAATAGCCTCTTTTTCTTCGGGGTCTGTTAAACCTGTAAACTCTTGAGATAAATTATCTAAATAATTAGTTAGTTCAGTTTCTTTTTCAAACGAAGGTAACATACCACCTAATCTAATTATTCGATTAATAGCATCGTGTACACCGGCTTTGACTGTAGTTTTATTTTTTTGATTCCTTCTTTTTTCTTCATTTTCTTGATTTAGTGTGTGTATAACATCATCAAATGTGTTACCTAAATCATCAAAATTGATTTTAGAATGCTGTGAATCAAATATTGCTGACTTTAATTCATGGTGGTCATCACCTTCTAAATAATCTAAAATCTCTTTCGGATTAGTAGTGTTTAGAATCTTAGCAATGGTATTAACAATTCTCACAGGCATAAAGTGCTTAGGATTATCAATAAACATATTTTTCATATTTTTGTAATTTGGTTGAGTTATGTTTCCCCATCCCATAAGTTCAGCAAATTGGTCAGCATCTTCATCTCCAAGCCCGCTATCACCTCTCATGTAATCATTAAACTTTACAATTGAATTTTTTGCAGGGTTATTTGGATGATTCAATCTCCCTGTGAGTTTGTTTAACCAAAAAGCATGTCTTGCATTTTTATGAATATGATTATCAGATGGATTAGCACCGAAAGCACCATGTGGAATTATAGACACATTAGGAATATTAGTAATTGTATCTGAATTGGGAATTAAGTGACTTCCATATTTTTCTCTGCCCTTTTTACTTGTAAATCTCATTACATATTCATACTGTGGAGAAAGTGAAGATTTGTGTTCAGTGAAATTATTTTTATCAGTCAAAGGCTCTTTCAAAAGACCACTATTATTTTTGTAAGGTACACTTACATTCATTGGAGAAAGCAAGTTTTGTACACTTAATGTGTCGGGTGGATAAACATATTTTTTCTTAGTAATATCATAAACACCGTGTAACCGTTGTTTTTCAGGCATAAAATGATATGCCAAAGAAGTGTTATTCGGGTTAGCATGGATATATTCTGTGCCTGTATCTTGAATGTCAAACAAATCAGACATGCCATCTTCATTTGCGGCTGCTGCATGAATCATTTCAATATAGGTAGCAAGGGTCATGTTACCGCCTCCTGTATTTTGGAACGGTTGTGACCAAAACTTACCGGGGCCGTATGTGTGCGTACCATCCTTCGATACCTTCCAATACTCCGGCTTTTCCTCTTCAGGGTGAGGGCCATGTACAGCAGTAAAAAATGCACGATGATTGCGTAAATCTTTGATTTGTGAATGAAGTGAACCACTTCTTTTTGCCATTTCTACAACCATGTTTATCATGCTTGAATCAACAATAGGGCCATCCATTTCTCCATGTATTGGATGGTTTTCTAACAAATTACCACTTACAGGGTCATATCCCGCTAGATACATTAAGTCGTCTTTAGTCATTCTTACATTTGAAATATCCCTTTTCTTTCTTAATGAACCATATTTACCATCTTTTTTAATTGTTCTAAAGTGGTTGTAAGAAGCCTCTCTTAAATCAGGCCAATCCATTTCTTTCATCGGTTCTTTACCAATCCTTAATCTTGGTAAAAATTGCAAAGCATGATGACCTGCTGCTTCACGGTTAGCCTCATGTTGATTGTTTATTTCATCAAGAATGTAATCAGCAAGTGACCTTTCACCTAATTCATCTAAAGGAGTATGGGCTATTTTTCCTAATGATTGCTGGAAAAATCTATCTTCACCGGGGTTGTGATAATCTGTATCGTTACTCTCTTGTCTAAAAGGGGCATTTCTTCCCGGCATTTTCATTTTTCTAATTGCCCAATTCTTTTCAGGAGTCATTCTCATTAATTTGTTATAGATTAAACGAGCAGCAGGGATTTTTTCACCATTAGGTAATTTAATTTCATCATGCTCATCCAAGCCCGGCCCTTCTATATGTTTTTGAATGGCGGTTCTTTCTTCGGGAGAAAACCA